GTAATTATCTCCCGAGCCATAAGGAATACCAAGAGATTCTCCACTAGCAAACATACGCTGACCTACACCTGCGTTCTTTCCGAAGTAAGACGGTCCAGCAGCATTGGTTCTAAAGGTCCACCTCTTCCCATTGTTTCCTGGAGCCCAGTCTGATTGGTGTCTTGACCTAAGGAACTTATCTCCAGCCTCCACTTTGGTCTGCATCAACCCAGCCTCAAAGTTAAGAGCTCCATCGGGGTTTCCATTAGAAGGGTTTACGGTACCCTTATGACCCGTCCTATGGGTAAGGTGCCTTGATCCGTGATAAGACGCCCTAGCTTCGTATACGTGAAAGTTATTGTTTGGAAGAAGCCCAATGTTTATAGTAATCTCAGATCCGCTCTCATAGAAGTCGGAAAGCCCCTCTGTGTTTATTCTAAACCCTATAGACTTGTTTACAGCCCCAGTAAACTGAAACTCATCCGCTCCATCGCCGTAAGTGTGACCAGGAGCAAGATCAGGATCTTTTACAGCTCCCCCGCCTTGATTTACGTTTTGTTCTGTAGGTTCGCCCCACTTTCTGCTAGCCTTCGGGCCGTGGTATACAGCTGGCTCAATAGACAGACCTCCGCTTCTACCCTCTTCTTTTCTCTCCCTGTACGTTACGCTCGACGTAACACTGACATCTGGGAGGCCGTCGTAGCCGTCGACATAGTTGCCATAGAAGAGTCTATTTTGTTGTACAGTCTGAGCCTTAGCCTTTCTAGGTAGGTTGTTGAACTGCTTCGCCTCCTCTTCTTTGCTTACAGCGCTTACTACACTATCATTCTTAAACACGTACCTACCTCTTGAGCTGCCTGAACCCCAAGCCAATGGTGTCCAGTTAGGAGAGGTTTTATAGGGGAGCACCTCATCTATGATGAAGAACCTGCCTACATTGCCCTGCCTTGCCATAATCCTTATCTTCTCTACCTGAGTAGAAGGCCATTCTTTTGTGTAGGCCCCTACGACATCAAGCGTACACTGGTTGTACTCGTTATGGTCTGGTGCTGGCTGGTTGCCCTGCTGAAGCACAGAAGGTGGGAAGGCTACATCAGAGTAGGGGGACATAGCGCTCTCGGTACCATCCCTGTATACGTACTGATATGAGAACTGAAACCCTGGGATGTTCTTGAAGTTAGAAGACCTCGCTGTGCCGTCATTCCCAAATTCAAAAAGTATAGGCTTAAGAGGTGTCCTAGGGGCAGCAAGTACTACGTCGTTTTCAGAATAATCCTCTGCCGTAGCAGCCCAACTACTAAGATAGTTGGTGCCTGGGGATCCCGTGGTCGCTGGATCTGAAGTCTTCAGACCAGACAGGTAGTAAGAAAGGTTTACCTTTTTAGGCTCTGAGTCTCCATCAGTAAAGTACACGAAGACGTCTTTGTCCCAGTTCTGTTGCCACGTCTTGGGCATATCGGCGTATTCCACGCCTGCCCTTCTGTATGAGCTTTTAGGAGACCTTATAAAGTTCCCCTTTACAAAGCTGTTTTCGCTAAACGAGATTCTAGGACTTCTTATCTCGGCCTGAGTGAGGTATGCCTCAGAGACTGCGTCCCACATATTACCTGTCTGCGAGAAGAAGATTACGGTGTGATACTTAGGAATAGAAGACCACACAAAGACAGCAGCCAACCCAAGCCTTTCATCAACACACGCCCCAACGGGCTTGAATTCAACCTCTCTGGTTTCGCCTGTGTCAACAGATATAGTGATTGAAGACTCTGTGCCTAAGATATTCTTAAGCACCCCAAGGTCACCACTCTGGGACTCCCCTGTGTCAACAGACTCTGTGATACTCAAGTTTAGAGCATCAACCATTGCTGTGCTTGGAATAAGTCTATAATCAGAGGACTTATCAAGCTGCCTAGGCGTATTCTTTGCTATCATTAGTACTTAGGTACTTGCATAAAGTTCTTGCGAATAGTCTTGAGAGCTTCTTCTTTGGTGAAGTTGTTGAGCCTTGCCTTAGCCTTTCTCAACTCGTTGTAGTACTCTGCTCTAGCTCTTTGCTTTTCGTTCGCAGGAACGATTGATTTTCTTTCAATTATCTTGTAGTACATGTAGGACCTGAGGGCCTCCTCAGCATACACATGGACCTCTGGGTCTCCAGACCTAGCCTCATCGGCTATGTATTCAATGATGACATCTGTGTAAGAGTCATTCATCTCTATCTCGATTCTGTTCTGATCTAGGTTCAGCCTATACTGCCCTGGCAGGTGAGCCCCTCCTATACCGTAAAGCCTTCCTATGCCACCCTCGTAGAGGTAGTTCTCAAAAACGTGGTAGTCCAAGTCGTCATCAGAGCTGTCAGCAGTAGTAGCCGTCTTGTCGTTTTCTCTGTCAGCGATTGAGTTGGCTGCAATGTTTAAGGGCTGAGAGTCAAAGGTTGTGGTTGTTACAGAGTCAGTCATCTTCCTGGAGTAGTTGATGTTCTTGTTCTCACCCAAGACCCTTACGAATCCGTCTGCATCAACAATTCCAACCTTCGTCAGATCAACAAAGTCCTCAGGAAGGATTATGGTATTCGTAGTCGTCTGGATGGTACGTCTTAAAGACTTTATCTTCCTGCTGGCATCAAATCCAATCTCACGCATACCGCGCAATCCCATGTTACGAAGAGCGTAATCTGTTACGTTCGCTCCGTGGTCGTCTTCACTCTGTGTGAGTTTAAAGTCACGTATGACCTGACTAAGCTTTACCTTATTGTGACTCATTATGTATTTGCTTCTTCTTGCGCAGCAAATGAAGCGACACCTTGATCTTCAAGCCGCACTCCAATAAGCTTTGCCATTTCATAAACAAGCTCAGACTCATAAGCCCTAGGTATCATAAAGTTCCTGTGACCTGTGGGCTGGACGATGCCTTCATTCACCAACCCATCAATCTTGGCGGCAATGAATGGGGCTCTGTCGTCAAAAACTCCGCTGTCTAACACGCACCCAGGAAGCCTGTAGTAGCTTACAATAGCCTTGGTGATAGAAGTAGGGAAGAGCTCTATAGAGTCTGTAACTATAGCAACAGGAAAAGCAGCAGTAGGGGTAGACAGGTTGCTGCCCAAGATGTACGCCGCATCGTTGTTGTTTCTTACGATCTCAAAAGGAACACGCTCCAAGACATTAGAGCTTTCTTTTCTGATACCGATAAGCTTGTACATGTCCCCAGGCAGAGCAGCCTTCCCGCTAGACATAGATACGGTCCTGTCCTTCTTGAAGAAAGCGAGATTCTCTACCGCTTCGTTGTACATAGACAGCCCATCAGAACCGTCTACACCCTGAGCGCGAAGCTTTCTCCCGTCAATCACATCGTCGAACATCTCGTGGAAGACGTTGAGCTGAGCAATTTGAGCAAAGGAGTTAAATACCCTAGGGGTCACAAAGCCTTTCTGCTCTTTGTTCATGAGGTCTTTTACCCCCTCATACACTCTTATCGCTCTTGCTGCGTCCATGAAGCAAATATACAAAAAGAAAAACCACCCGTTTTGGGTGGTTTCTCTTCTCGACTGTTATCCTAGTCTCTGTAGCTTGTCCTCTAGGGAGCTTAGAACAGAGGCTCCTTTTTCGGTGAGACAGAACCTAACCATAACATTCATGGGGTCTTGTCCTACAGGGACAGAAACAATTAAGTTGTTGGAGTCAAACCAGTAGCATCCGTCATCTTTGATTCTAATGATCTGATAATCAGCAGCTTGCTTGATGGTTGCCCTGGCTTTAACACGAGGAGAGTCAAAGGCTTCTAGGAAGTCCGCTGGCTTTCTCTTGGCGATGTTCAACAGATTGAATCTGATCTCAGATGTGTCTGTGTCAATGTTTACGTTAAAGTACAAGGCAATAGGGAGCAGGTCGTTGATGTCGAGGTCTCTAACTTTTGAGACAGCTTCCATCATAAGGAACTCCTTGTCAAGCTCCTTCTTAGCGTCAAGCTTCTTGTTGACCTCCTTGAAGACGCCACCGCCGTTCTTCTTGTTTCCTGGATGAGTCTCCATAAACACCCTGAGGTTTGGCTTGTCTTTAGAGACAAACAACTTACCCTCTCTGAATACTACTGACTGCTTGACGGCTTTGTCGCCTTGCTCGTCGCTCCAGATAGAAGGCTCGTTGGGGCAGTAGCGCATCTCGCGCACCGTGTCCTTTTCTGCGTCATAGACAGTGATGCCCTTTTGAGGCAGCATGTATACGAGCCCACCCTTGCCGATGATTTCATACTCGGCGTGAGTGTTTACGGCTTCTTTCCGCTTGATTACAGGCTTCTTAGGAGTTGCAGCTACAGTAGCTTCCTTTACCTGTGTTGTCTGAGCTTTAGGGCGCCCAGGAGACCGCTTGGTTTGTTGTGCCATTTGAAATTAAATTAAGGTTTATACTTATTGTAGAGATCCAATGCCATGGCACGGCAAAGGTTGTCTCCAAGATCTTTCTCGACCACTCCAAATCTAGCAAATGCAGACTTAGAAAATACATCTCCAACGCTTCCGTCACCAAGCCTTGTTATCTTAAGGTCTCCGTCAGTTCTTGCGTTCTTTGATGCTGAGTATCCAGGGCTAAGGTTAGCGTATTCTGGGGTTGAAAAATCAGCGTCAGGGTCTATAGTTGAGGGGATGTAAGCAAACAGGCCGTCCTTGGTATAGAAGAACATGTTGAACTGCTTATCTCTTCTTATGACCAGAGGGTAAGCCGTCTTCGTTTCAGCCCCACCAATTCTATTTAGCTTATCTGCTGGCCAAAGATTTGGGTCAGGAGGGTTAGCAATGATTGCAGAACCAGCAACATCATGCCGCATTTGAAGCTTAGACGTATCCCCAAAAATCATTGGTCCGAAACAGTCACCCTCTTCGTCAGCGAAAAACGTAGCGGCGTTTCCAGAAGAACTTCCGAGAAGCATCACTAGGTAAATTGTGTAATCGCCTGAGATGTTTATCTCTGGGACGACGAAATAGTCTGCAGCTCCTGATCCTGAGCCCTGTCCGCTCACGTACTTCTGAGAGAAGTTGGTATCGGCAAAGGCTATCTTAGGTGTACCTACGTTCGAGGTAATGTCGTAAGCCGTACCTCCAGTAGCCTTTGTAGAGTTCTTCCATGCGGTGATCTCAGCATTGTCAGAAAAACCATTAAAGTCTGTGGCTGTAGCGTTGTAGTCTACAAGGGGAAGGTTCGAGGCGTCCTCAAACTCCACACCCTCTATTGATGTAGCAGTAGAAACAGTAAAGGCATCAGATGACCCGACAAACGTTTGTACGCTAGGCTCCTGTGTGATACGCTTTATTGGCTTCCTGGGTGACTTTACAACAGGGGTCTTGCTGTTGAAGGTAGAAACACCTACAGCATCAAACTTCATGATATTGCGACCTGGCTGGTCTTCACGAGAAAGGAATCCAAGAACCTGTTCTACTAGGTCGAACTCACCGCCCTCATCACACTCTACTTCTATGGAGGCCTTTTTCATAGACTCTCCGTCAGTGAGGTTGCTCTCCTCGTATATGGTGGCGTCATTGAATACAAAGAGAACCTTACCTACCTCAGAAGAGACGAAGGCTAGGCTGTCCGCTGGTACAGCAAACACGCTCACCGTGTCTCCAGTGTCATCTAGCGTAGAGCTAGTTATAGACACTTCTTCTTTTCTGAACAGGAAGTATTTCTTCATTGCATTAAAACTACTGCAAATATAGGGAAAAAGAAAAAGGCCCCCGAAGGAGCCTTTCCCAATCCGTAAGTAGCTATTAAGCCAATACTGGGTACCCAGCAACAGCGTTTGCTGCTGCTGCAGTTGAACCCGCTCTGCTAACGACGGCCCATCCGTCCTCGGTCCACACGCATGTGAAAGATTCTCCAATGTTAGTGGTTGCAATCGTGGCGTAAGCACCAGCAGTGGTAGCTGGGGTCAAAGTCACAGTATTTGCAGTACTAGAAATGAAGATCTTAATCTGACCAACAGCTACGCCATTAGCCAAAGTCACACCCTCGTCACCGTCGTGATCAAATATAGTAATTGGTGTTGTCACGCTACATGCAGCGGCGTCGGTTGAAACGACCTCAGAGCCGTAAACAACAGAGCCAGCCTGCACCTTGGAGACCAACAGTTCATCAATATGTCCCATAATAATTTTTGTTTTTTTGTTTTTTTAAAAAGAGAAAGCAAAAGGGCTGGGGACTTTCCCCAACCCATTCGCATTAGAAGTGTCTGTAAACAACGTGGATTTCAAGCTCGTTATCACCAGAGATTGCTTGGTTTCCCGTGTCGATGCGACCGAAAATTTTTCTAGCAACCCCCGTAAATGAACCTGTACCGTTTGTTACTCCAGCGGCAACAACACCTCCAGTACCTGCAACAGTAAATGAAATAACATTTCCTGCGGCAACTGTAGCGTTATCACTCTGATCCAGAATACCTTCTGGCGCGTCTGCAACAATTTCTTGACCAGTGTGATCAGAGTTAGTTCCCATGCGGAATCCAACATCTGCGGCACCGCCTATAGTAATTGCACCTACAACACGAACTAAAACTGCATCAACAATGCTATTTGCTGGTTGATCAAATTCAAAGTCCGTATCTGTATTTTGCTTACAAGCGTTCTTAATCGTAATCTTATGCGATGAGGTCATAGAACCTGGTGTCGCATGCGTAAATGTAGCGTCAGTATTTGCAGCCATAATGATTAGGTTTTAATAGTTAATAAATAAGACTATTACCCCTTGATCATTACGTGCTGGTTAGCAGCGCGAACGCAAAGAGCGACTTCAGAGCGGTAGTGGAATACTGCCTGATCTGTACCGAGGTCACCGTTGTTGTTGTGTCCGAGAACACCACCACCAGTCACCCAGTGCTCCATCTCACGGCTGTAACCGTTAGCTTCCTTGTAGTGCATAGAGAGCGCAGGAACAGAAGCACCGCTACGGGCGTCGTTCACAGTTCTCAAAGGCACCATAGCACCCTGCAAGAAGTTTGAAGAATTAGCACCCAACATGGTTGGATCGTTCAACAACTTCCAGTCGTGCTTGTGGAAAGTGTAACCGCCACGAGTAAAGGACTTAAATCCGAGCTTGACAGCCATATCTGCACTGTTCTGGAATGCACCGAACTGACCTGGGAGACCAGCAGTAACACCAGTAGCAATACCAGCAGCCAACATGTCGTCGATAGCGAGGTCCTGCTTTCTGTTCAAGTACATAGCGTACTCAGAAGGGGCGCCTTGCTTGTCGAGCTCCATGATGATATCGTCGAACTCAGAGAAGGAATCAAGTGGGTTGGAGTTGGCTCCAGACACGATGATACCTCTGTCCTCTACAGCTGAGAAGTAACCTTCAGAACCAGCGACAGCATTGTCGAGTGCGGTAGCGTCTGAAGCAGATCTCTTCTCACCGAACAACATCATCAACTCACGCTTGTCTTCGAAACGAGCACGAGCCTCTTTTTCGCCGTACATGAACCAACGGTAGTCACCACCGCCCAAGTTCAAGTAACCGATGTTGGTAGCTTGTGACCCGTTCACCTCATAACGATCCTTAACGATCATGTATGGGTTGGTGTAACGAACGATACCTGGATCAGTGAAGCCAGTTGGTTGGTTTGTTCCTTGACCGTAAATGTTACCGATAACAAGAAACTTACCAGCACTAGCACTGTAGTCAGTACCAGAGACAGCGTCCGTGCCATCCATCTTAACCAAAGTAACCGCAGAGGGAGAAGACGTAGAAGTGGTAGCTCCGCCAGACTGAACGATAAAGCGAGCTCCGCTCTCAGCGTCCATGACAACGTCGTTCTTCTGAACGTTAGATGCCAAAGCGTTTGCGGCAGAAACTGTTACGTGTGCATTACCCGCACCAGCAGTCAAGTCGGTGGTGTAGTCGTATGCTCTGTGACGACGGCCAGCCTCCCACCAGTCAACCTGGTCAGAAGATCCGCCGCTGTTTACAGCGCCTGTGAGCTTCAAAAAGCCTGTGAGACCTTGATCGCCATAGGCTTCAACGAGGTCGGGCATGACGTCCTCTTTCGTTGCTTTGATGAGGTCATCAATAGTTGTGTAAGTCTCAGGGGTCAGCCTAAAGCTTCTGCTGAGATTTTTTCTTTCAATCTGAACGTTTGGTGAGCTCAGAGTAGGGTCGAGATCTGGAAGTGTACCAGCTGCTCTTGTTCCCAAAGTAGCCATAATTTCTTAGTTTTTAGATTTTAAAGGAAAGTCCGTTGCCTCTCTTCATGAGTGTTCTCACTTGATCAGCAAGCGGGTTTGAAGTTTGCATCGAAGGACTCTGACCTGGTGTCTCTGCAGAAACGTTTGCCGCCTTCTCAACCAAGCCTTTCTGACCATCACCGATACCCTGTCTGTAGGCACTTGCCACGATAGAATCAATGTTGTTCAGTACGGCCATGTGAGAGTTGAGCTTGTCAAAATCCCAGCTGCCTGCATCGTCGACGTACCCATTAAAGAATTCGTCGATGTATGCGTTGTTTTGCACCAACTCACCTTTTGTCTGATCGTCCAATCCGTAGGTAAAGCTCCTTCCGCCCCCGAGGTCAAACTCAAGGCCTTCTAGGCTATCTACTTCATCGGACATAACTGACAGCCAGTCCTCGTTGATAAAGGTCTCCTGTTCTTGATTTCCAGTCTCATCCTGCACAGGCGCCGAGTATTCATTTCGAATACCATCAATGGTGTCCCGTGCACTTTGAGCATCAATCTTCAGCTGAAGCTGAGACATCTGGATTTCTTGCTCAGAATGTTGATCAGGGTCGAGCTTGTATTTGTTCGACATGAGCATATTGAGCTCCTCGTAAGAAAGGTTCGGATACTGGTTAGCCATGCTAACGCGGATAGCAGTCTGATCATCCATTTCGGATGGGTTGAGCTGCTGGTATCTAAACCAATCTTCTGGCGCTCTGCCAGTGTCTTCTACAAAGCGAGCAATAGCTTCGAGTCTTTCATCGACCTTAGCCTGTTCCTGATTGAAGTAATCAAAGGATTCTATGTCCGTACCAAGCCTTTCGCTCATGTACTGAAGGACTGCACCTTCGATATCATCTTCAGAATAGTCGCTTTCTACCTGATCTGTATCTTGTTGTTCAGGAAACTCCTGAACTTCTTGATTCTGTAACGGCGCCGCCTCTGGGTCTACGTAGGGTGTAGACTCTTGCTCCTGTACGGGAGCTTCTTGAGGTTGCGCTTCTTCTTGAGGCTGCTCAGCAGCCATCATCGCGTCGGGGGTGTCGAACACCTCGATTCCAGCGATACTGTTGTTATTCTCTTCCATTATATTAAATTATTTGATTTTGATTTATCCTGCGTAGGCGAACCCAACAAAGCTATTGGAAGCCTTTACGCTGTCAAACCGCCCATAGATTGTTTGGCCAACGATCATTGGAATTGTTCTGGCCTCGGTAGGGATTGACTCATAATATCCATCTCCACGAGCTTCTGCAATTTCATCACTAACAAAAGGCTGGGAGGTTTGGGGGTCGATGAGTTTAGCTGCGGCGGTGTCGCTGAGTTCGGTGGTGTCAGCATAGATAAAGATGCCGCCGCCTGTAACAATAATGTCTCCTGCAACGGAGCACGAAATAGCGAAAAACTTTCCAGACCTGGGTGGTGCCTGAACATCCGTGGCATTAGCGTCAATCACATAAATGTTAGACGGTAGTTGATTGTGTAGATTCATATCTTATTTATTATCCGAGAGTTACAGCCGAGCTATCAAGGCCAAACACTCCGTATTCAACAATTTGATCTACGTCAGTACCGTAAACCTTCAACGTCTTATCTGTATGTACAGGCAAGAAAGCAAACTCACCGCCCCCTAGCTTGGCTACAGCAGCGTCAGAGTCGGTGGCGTTATAAACGTAGATGTACTTCTCGCGCTCTGAGTTCATGTTTCTCACGAAAACATAAGCCTGAGTAGTCTTATCGTCTGCTTTGTAAATAGTAAGGGCGGCAGAATGAGCCGAAGTCTTCAAGACCTTAGCTTTCATGAGGACGCCAGAGTCAGCCTCAACAGAAGAGTTGTACCCGATATTAAGAACCGAGGACAATATATCTGAAGACTGAACTACGAGTTGAGCCCTAAGAACACCCATTATCCTTCGTGAATAAGGACGTACTCAATCTTCATGTTGATGGCAGAGGTTGAGAACTTAAAGTCGTATGATCCCTGCCAAGGGATGAGAGCAAAGTCTCCAGAGTAGAGCCTTCCAATCTCCTGGCTGCCAGCCTTTAGACTTACGTACTCTGCAGCGTTGGTAGAAGGGTTCTTAATGTAGATCTTGTGAGCCTTGTCGTTGGTGTACGCAGAACCTGCGAACAAAACGGCGTCAGTTTGTGCAGAGGCGTAGCTCTGTCTTGCAACACCTGTAGTTTGATCCAGGCCAGTGTTAGTTCCTGCCTTCTTGAACTGAGTGCTCGTAGAAAGCGCAAGAGTATCAGCAGTAAGGTCTGCACTACTGATATTAAGGGATGCGGTGGTTGTAGCCATATTTCTTTTGTTAGTTTGTGCAAATATAAGTATTTATCGCTTCTTCTTTAGGACGCGATATCTGGACACTCTGCCTTTCTGCCTTTTCTCCTTCCTGGCCCTAGACTTTTCAGCTGGGGTAAGCTCACTAGAGGTTACAGGGGTGTCCTTTGATACTCTTTTTGTAGGGCGGAAGGTCCTGTCTCCCTTGGAGTAATCCTTATCTCCAGACAGCGTTCTCCAGTCCTCTTTAAACCAACGTTTTAGGTTGAGGCCAGCTTTAGTCTTTCTTACTCTTGGCATTGCCCCATTTTGATGCGCCCACCTTGCGACACTTAGCCAAAGCTCCTGAAGCGTAGGCAGAGGGCCATACACTGTAGCGAGCCTTCACCTTGTGGTAGCAAGCGTCTTTGTTTGTCTTCGCCTTCATGACTTAGGATGGTTTGCGAGTTTAAACTTGGCCTTGGGTACTGCTCCAGGATGGGGCTTATACGCACCAGCCATAAGGAAGTACCTACCTCTCTCTTCCATCCAGTGATATCCTTTAGGGGGGTCTACAGACACTGTCTTGCTAGACACCTTGAGCTTCCCTCCCTTGTTGTACTTGACGGTATTCATTTTAATACGAGTTGTTCGAGTTTCTTTTGATAGTCCTTAAATGACATCTGACCAGCTCGATACTCTTTAAATAGCAGCGCCTTCTCCTTCTTCATAGAAGATTTAGACTGAGGCCCCTTGTGCTTGCCAAGGTAATTCAGGAGATGCTTTACTCCCGATGGCTTTTTCTTTGTCTTCATATCAGCAATTCCACTTTCTAAGGGCCAGAGCCTTGCGTGTAGGCTTGCCGTTTGGTTTTCTCATTGGACCCTTCATGCCGCTCATACGAGCACAAAAAGACTTTCGCCTTCCAGCAGCCTTGCTGCCTTTCTTGAGTTTCGAAGGCGGCGTAGTAACGGCTGTCTTGAGCTTGCTGCCTGGGTTGGCCCTTCTGTATGCGGCTACGCCTTTGGCTGTAAGCCCACCAGAGCGACTCTTGTGAACCCCCATCTTCATCTTGGGCATAACCCCTTTTCTCTTCTTTACCGTAGGCATATTGCAAATATAGAAAATTTAATATATAGAGTAATGGTCGTTCACATTGCCCTGCACTCTTTCCAAATCTCCGTCTGAATAATTCCTCCAAATAATAAATTCAGAGTACATACCCGCGTTGAGGTCTGTGGAGTACGCTCTTCCGATGCGACCTATGTTTGATTTCCTTTCGCCCCCAGATACCCAGCCACTTGAGCCAGAAGAAGAAAGGTTTTGTCCGTTTACATTTAACTTCTTCACCTCCGAATCAACGTACAAAGCAAAAGAGGCTATTGTATCATGAGTGAAAAAGGGGTCTGGAAGAGCGTAGTTGGTGTTGACGTTTTCGTCAGGAGCGGTGCTCGTTTCGTTCGTATGTCTAAACCTGTAGCGGGAACTATTGCCTTCGTATGAAAAGAAGTTAAACGACTGAAATGATATACCCCCGAAATACTCTCCTGCGTTATTGTTTGGACTGGTAAAGTACCCCACATCGCTGTCTTCGTCACTTACATCTGCAACAAAAGAAATCAAGAACCTGTCTGGATTGGCATTCCTTAGAACTACTTCGCTGTCAAAAGAATAAGATTGGTTGCTTTGTGTTAAATTAAAAATGACCGTGGGGTTTCCTTTGTTGTCTGTTGTTACACCCGTGCCGCTGTTACAAATCCTTGCCTGTAAAAGGGCGTTAGTTTGCGTTGCGTTGTTAAAGTTACCGCTTTGGTCGTACCAAGTCGTTACAAAGCCATTGGTGCCTTCGCAAAAAGAAGCCAGAGATGTTACGTCGAGCTCATTGTTCGCAAACCCAATATCTATTTCCTTATCATCAGACTCTCTTCTAACTCTAATGGCTGCGCCCGCATGAAGAAAACTAAGTTTACGCAAAGAGTATGCTACTTCTGCCTGATCCCTAATTTCAAGCAATCCATGAAAAAGCGGGTCTATACTTAAATCAACAGCGTTGGAGGCAGAGAAGGGTATATCAACAGAAACAGAAGTAACAGACGAAGAAAGGTCTATATCTACGTTAGCGTCAGCACGACCCGAGGGTTCGTTAACATTAAACGAAACAAGGTCTGGCAAATTGGCAACATCGACGGCTTTGCTAGGCCTGGGGGCTATCCTGTACTTTTTATGAATGTCAAGGTGCTCCTCTGTAGTAAGGGCTCTATCGTACATACCCCAGGCGTATATATTAGCGCTTCCTGCGCCGCAAACCCTAAGGGTCTCGTCGGCATTCATAGAAATACCCGTCACCCATCGAGGAGAGGTCGAGTTGAGGATGGAGTCTACTATATCCATCTCTACTACAAACTCTCCGTCTGCATAAACCCTTGCCTTGGGGCCGTCTACTGTAACGGAAAGAACATTTGGGGACTGTTCTGTGAGGGGGTGGTAATGAAACCGATTTCCAGGAATATAGGGTGTGTATTCACCAAATTGGAGCTCACCATTTGCGGTGAGGTTGAACCCACCTGGGGGCGGATAATAATCGAGAAGGGCTTGGTTGTACGAAGAGTCTTCTAGAAAGCTAATCTGGCGAGAACGAACGCTATAGTCTTGGCCCGAGAACTTCGCAAAACCCAAGACGACGCTTCGGGAAAAGAGGACGGTGGGTATGCCCTCGAAGGGCCTCAAGTCGTAAGCAACGGAGAAAAGGTAATGTCCGCGCAAAGCGATACCGCCTTGGCCGCTTCTTGTATTTAAGCCAATTCTTCTTGAGGCACCCAGGATAGTGGGGTCGTCAGGGTCGTCAACTTCATTGTCATAGTCAAGCACAGTGCTAGACAAGTAGTCGTCTATGTCTCTATTCTCGAAAACCATAAAAGTAGTATAGGTGCCCGAGTCGTTGCCTGGGGCGTCCCAGCTTAAATACTTAGCGTTTTCTGTTTCAATATTTGGGTTTATCTTAACAAAGGTACCCGTGTTGTTAGACTCCACATCGAAATCAATTATTGTACCAGAGTCGCTAGCAGGGCCGCCAACTTGATACGCGCAGTTACTAAAATTTGAGTTGTCAGCGGCAGGGTCAGAATAAAGAATATCTAGCTGCCTGTGTACACAATCATATCCGTTGCTGCTTAGGTCGAATAAGGTGTTGCCAGACCCAGGGTAACAGGAGGGATTTGAGACGTCAAAAATAAATCTCTCGCTGCCAGTAGGTAAAGACAAAGCCTCTCTATCTTGAGAGGTGAGCCACCCCCTATTGGAGCTTACGTTTATATCTGCTGATGATGAACTTATACTTAGGTCTACGGTTGATGTCTTTACGTCTCTAACATCACCTATGTCAAGAGGGTCTACGTCAACGTTTATTGCCGCAGAGGAAAGATCTACATCTACCGTGTATAAATAAGAACTCACCTAAGCCCTATGTTATGTAGAAGCGTAGTCAGTTACGTCTTCGTTTACCACAAAGCTTCCTTTCACCCATGTCTGAATAGCCCCAGACTTGTCTGCCTGAATGTCGTAAACGTAGTTTCCGCTAGGCACCAGCTTCATAACACTATCATCAATAGTAACAGCCAAGACCCCGTTGGCCCCTGGAGTTAGGGTAATTTCACCCGCAGAACCAGTACCAGAGGTAGAGTCTCCTAAAATAGGGGTGCCAGTATCCTGATCAGAAGACCTAACCTGCATCTGAAATGAAAAAACACTATCAATAGCAATAGGAGCAAGGTTTGAGCTACTGTCCCTAAAGGTGATGTCAATAGCAAATGTATCACCCTTTCGGCATGTGATGTCTAGCGTCTGTGCAATATCCGTGTTTATACTACTCATAGTGTTTAACTAAATGGTTCTTGAAGTTCGCCTCTTTCTCCTTTTCTCTGAGACATAAGCTTTGATTGTTGAGCCGCCTGCTTGGAGATACGGTCGTCTTTCTTTTCTTCTTTGAATGTTTCGAGCTTCTCCTTAAACTCCTGATCCTCAGTCTTAAAGCCTAGCATAGACTGAGCCTTGATGATGGCTATCTCTTTCTCGAACTCGTGCTTCATCTGCTCCATCTGCATATCAACCTGAGCCTTAAGTTGAATCTTCTGAGACTCGATCTCAGCCTCCATCTGCATCTCCTGCTGTCTAGACTGTGCAGCCATCTGTGCTGCCTGCTGGGCCTGCTGGGCCTGCTGCTGCGCATTGGCTTGCGCCGCCTCCTGGGCAGCCTTCATACGCTTCTTTCTCCTTACGATGAGAAGTCTCTCCGCTTGGTTGACGTCTTTCATAGACCTCACAGCCATAGCGTCCTCAAGGTCTATCTCTTGCTGCTGCAAAGACATCTGTATGTTCTGCTCAAGGTACTGCTTGTCGGAGTCCTCCATGTCTTTGTTGACAAGGACGCCGAAGTTGTACATAGGAAGGGACTTGAATGAGTTCAAGGCTTCCATGTTGCTCATGCCAATAGCATTCTCGTAAGCCTTGTATAGTACAGAGCCCTCTGGTATAACTTGCAAGCACTTTACAATATCCTCACACACCTTCTTGTAGATGACCATAGAGGCATTGGTGATATCGTAGATAGCGTTGTTGCCTGCTGAGATAGCCTGCTCACGCACACCGACCAAAGCATCACCCTTAGGTGACGAAGCATCCATGGCCTCGTTGATACCCGTCGTATCACGAATCATCTGCAAGTAGTGGTTGTATATACCCACCAACTCGTTGATGTTTCTGATGTTGTTGTTTATGGTCTGTATAGGTGCACCCTGGAATCCACCCTCTGGGTTTTTGCTTCTGTAGTAGAAGACACCAGTCTTCTCGTAGATATCGTGCAAGTCTAGAGGCTGGAGGTCACCACCTTTTCCGAGCTGCACATTCTCAAGGCCTTCGATATCAATGATCAACCCATCTGGCTTCGCCTTGGCTATAGCCTGCTGGATCTTGAGGTGAGTGATCTGCAACATATCTGCAAAGCCCATGCAGCTGTCTACCATAGACTTAGGCTTCATGTCGCGCAGGTTCGTACACACAGAAGAGTAAGAAAGCTGAGCCCTAGTGAGATCGTGGATGTTCTTGGGCATGTTCTTAGACTTGCTGTACCCAAACATGTAAGCAGTCCCCATGATGTAGCTGCCTCCGTAGATACACTCTACCTCCATCTTATGTGGCTTGCGCTCATAGATGCTACCCTGTGGCTCCTTGTATTCGAAGCCTTTGTAGAAGAAGTTTGTGTTACCGTGTCTGCTTTCTTTTTCTTCAAAATAGATGCAGTCCACTGCCTTGAACTCAAAATCGAGGACCTCTACTGTATACTGATCGTACTCGTAGACATACCGCCCAGAGCGCTCATCAAAGCGACTCTTGTTGTACGCAGAGTACTTGTTTCCGTTGCTGCTCCTTACGGCCAAAGCAATCTTCTCGTAGCTCTCTTCGTCGAAGGAGTCGCCAGCCAATCGCTTGAGCTCACCTATCGTAATCTTCTTCGTATGACCCGCATACACCAGGTCGTTCATGCCTGGGTCCTCTGTATAGCTATGGACGAAGTTGATGGGGTCTACATACTCTGTAGAGATGCCGTAGTTGGGATCGTTGGACCTCTTTACAACAGATGTCCCAAGTGTTACAAGGTCGTTGACAGCTCTTCTAAATACGGCTTGGTCGAAGTCGTTCCAGCGGAGGGTCATCTCTGTGCCTATCTGAGCAGAGATCTCAGCATCAGTTTTGATGTTAGTATCCATCATGATTTCAGCCTCCTCTGGAGTATCTGGAATCTCTTCGGGGTCCATGTCCAGGACTACGCCTGTCTGCTCCTTCAGGGCTGCAAGTTGCTCCTTGGCCTCCACCTGAAGTCTAATCTTCTTTTTCTTTTCGTTCTTTTCGGAAGAAGACAAAGGGTCAACAGCCTCAAGGTTGGGGTATAGATTCCTAGATAGAATCTTGTTTACCACAACACGAACAAACTTAGGGAGGATGGGTACTGGAGTGTAGTCCAGATTCAACAAACTGCCGTCACCGTCATTGGGATCCAAAGACCTCAGGAGCTTCTTATAGATGCTTGTGTCTTGCACTCCATTAGAATAGTCTCTATTCTTTTGGAACATCTTGTTTCTTCTACCAAAAAGGCTAGACGTCTCACTGTTCTTACCCCACTGCCTTTCAATAGCTTTTGCATACTTGAGACCGTAAGACTGAGTTGACTTTTCTTCCGCACTAGCTAGAGGATCTGGGAATCCAAATCCCTCTTCTTTCTGGTTGTAAATGCTCATTTCTAGTATGCAGAGTTATTTTGCAAATATAACAAACTAGCCCCTTACCTTATATCGCCTGAAAAACGTCTTCTCAGAGAACTCAGCTTTAGGCTTTACTTTGGCTTTTTGAGCAGCTAAAAGCGCAAGTCCAGAACTGATGGTAAGGTCAAACTTTGTTCGCTTATCTATCTTGTATCCAATCCAATCCTCAAGGGTTCGGTTAAAATACATCTTTCCTATTTCACCAGTTTCGTAGTTGACACCTACGTGGTCGTGTATGTAAGCCTCGATTGCTTGAGCGTGAGAGTGGATGACGTCTTGAGAGTTTGAGGGTATGCCTTTGGTCTTAACCTTTATGTTTGCCGAATTGGGGTTTAAGTGCCTAGGCCTCTCAAGTAGATAGCCATCGTAACCCCTTGATTCAAAGTATCTTGCGATGCCGTACTTATTGTTTTCAATTAACAGTGGATACCCGTAAAAGAAAGCGGCCATCAGACAGTCTTCGTAAAAAATCTTTGCAAGGTCTGGCCTAGAGGCATACTCAACGACAAACATGTTGCTTGGTCTATCTAAAGAAAACTTGTTGTAAAGGTGCAAGGCTCCTTTAGACCCCCTACCATCGACGGTGGCGTCAAGGTCGTAAGAGTCAACACCACCGCATCCAAAGGCTTCGAACGGAGCCACCCTCTTAGAGCGCTCCACCTTCTTTACGTTTCTTTGAGAAGTATCTGGCATCCAAGCCACCCTAAACCTGCCGTTAGGGTCTGGAGAGAACACAACCTCCTCATCTATTGTCTTCCACACGAAGTTGCCCCTGACAACGGGGCTGGGGAATAGGTCGTCATTGTGCTCTATCTGCTGATAGATTTTACCCACGTTGAATATGCTACCATCAATACTGTCTCTAAAGGCTTCATCTTCGGTAAACGGAAACTGACGTGTAACCTCATTGAGCTCTGAAGGGTTGGCCTTGAAGGCCTCTCTTTCATTCTTGAGATACTCTTTAGATCCAATCTCAATGACCTCACCATCTATTCCGTCGACAGGGGACTCGGGCTTCGTCTCTACAGCTCTGCCATGCTTGTCAAAAAATCCCTCTAGTGCCTCTTGGGCGGGTATAAAGAGCCTGTATAGACCAGACCTAGTTCTCCCATTCGCGTTCCTCTGATTCGGATCTGAATCCTCCCATAGCTCCTTGTATTCTTTTCCGCCCTTGTTCATTGGATTTACCGTGCTTCCCACCAGGGCCTTTCCGACGACTCTTCGCCCTACGATCAAACACGTCCGTTGAATCCTCCAGGCGTCCCTTATGTCTGTAGGTTTTTCCCATTTTCCTGCCTCGTCTAAATACAACAAGTGAAGCTTCTCACCGTCGTATGCGTTATTGGTAGTATTCTTCCAGTTGACAACCGTATTAAGGGCCTCCCCTTTTTGAGCGGTCTTGTTCTTTTTCGTTATTCTCTTGCTGGGCTCTCTAAAAGCCAGCTCCATACGAGGGTTTGTAGTACCGTCTTGTATGGGCTTGAAGAAGAAAGGGTAGTGCCTAAACATGTACACCACCTTCTTCATGAAGATGTTCTCTTGCGCGTCTTTACCAGTCTTAGACTGAATACCAAGAAGCTTATCCTTGACTTGTGTGGCTTCGTCCAAAAGAACAGCGGAGCAGATATTTGTATACCCGCTCCGCCTACACTTAGTGTACAGCTGCCCTATGCAGCGAGAATCCGCCTCACACGCAGCCAAATGTAAGAAGATATTTCTTTGAAACTCTAGGTACTGTGGACTCCCGATATCCATTCGGGTCCACTGAAGCATCATGTAGTGCCGCCCCGTAATATATGTAGTGACACCTGCATTATAAAACCAAAAGCCCTCACGGCGACGGCGAAACTCCTCTTCGATATACGGAGAAAACTTCTGTCGAAACTCCCTTGGCATTTCGAGCCACTCATCCATAGACTTAATCCTAGACAACTCTTTGGGCATAGAAACTCTTTGCCACATCTGCATGTCGTCTGGCTGTCCATATCCAGAAATCTTCTTTTTGGGAGGTGTAGCGGGAAGTACAATGACCAGCCCACCGATCTCGATAACTTCACCTTTTGAACCGTTGGGACAAATTGAGACAGCAGGATCTTCATACTCTTCTATGTCGACTAGGTTGTTCAAAAGTAAAGCTTCTTGGGAAAAAAGTCTTGCATCAGAAAACCTGACCCCACCTGTTGCTTCTAAAGCTAGGGGCTCCTGATTTAGGGTTGGCAAGCTCCATGTATTTACCACATGAGCACCTTACGTCGTGCCGAGCCTCACCGTCTACAAATTTGATGCTGACGCCTGAGACTTCTTTGGTCTCCCCGCAAGGACATTTGTAATCAGGCATAATCAGCGACCTTGAGAAGCATAAGGCTTCTTGTAATTAGACGAACCTTTAGACTTTGACTGCTTGGTCTTGGCATGAACACCTTTTCGTCGAATGCGCTTCTTTTTGTAATTGTTTACTTGAATTTTAGCCATAAATAGGTTTATTAAAGTGATTTAATGTAATTATTATTTCATGAATTTGACCCCTGTTGTATCTAATTTCTTTTCTGTTTAAGACAGAAGAGGCACTATCCATAAATGGAATAAGCATTAAGATCAATAGTACAAACCTAGAAACAACTTTCATTTTAATTAAATTTCGTACACCTGACAGGATTCGAACCTGTGACCTACGCATTAGAAGTGCGTTGCTCTATCCAGCTGAGCTACAGGTGCATGTCCTCACTTGCTGTTCCGACGCAAAGGCCTGTTCCTGCCTCTGTTTTTGGACTGTGGCTCCAGCTTTGTCTTATCAGAAGACCCAACATGGGACTCATCAAGACCGTCACCATTGCCGTAGTTGCCTTTGCGCCTGTTGATGCGATTCAAGAAAGCTCTGTACCTCTTGGCTTTTCCGCCCTTACCGTACTTAGCGTACTCTTTTTTGTAGTCTCTTTTCTTGATGCGCATACGCAAATATAATCATACTTTGTTATGGAATACTTTGGAGAAGTAGTTGATCACATCCTTGCTCAAGTTAGGAGTCTTTTTGCTGACATCAGAGACTGGGTTGATAGCGTTGTTAGCCGTGTTACCGTCGGTAACATTTGAAGGAGCTTTCTCCTGAAAAGCAGTTTTTTCAAAAGGACAAACCACAATCGTTTTCCCTTTGGTCCCAAGATACCCGCTCAAGTAGATGTCGTCTACAAAAAAGGCAGACACCTCTGGGAAGTCCTCGTCAACAGAAGAGTAGTCAAATACGTCTTGATCAAAGTAAGAGGCCCTATATGCTACTGCAGAAGTTCCGTAGAGGCAATCGACACGAGTCAAAGACTCCTCGTCACCACCGTTATAGATGCGCTCTAAGATGCCATCGTTCTTAGCGGTGTAGAAAGGGTGGTCCGTGTCGGCCAAGTAGATTCTAGACCCCTTTCTGCAAGCGACCGCACCACATTCGATAGCTCCAGAAGAAAGCAAGTTTTCAAAGGCGTTTCTCTGGTAGTGCTTGTCATCATCAAAAGTAATAATGATGCTCTCTTTGTCTTTTGACAAGCCAGCCTCCATCTCTCTCTTTAACACAGGAAACAGCTTCGTGGCTGGGCCGTGGTCTTCTTCGCTGTGCAACAAAGTGATGACACCAGAGTCAGACATAGTCTTGATCTCTTCGTGAATTTCGTAGTCCTTTTCTTCTCTCATAGAGTGAGAAGGAAGAGCCACCACGATTTCATCAGGCTTAATTGATTGAGCAAGAATGCTCTTGATGGAGAAGTGCAGGTTGTCCATCCGAGAAGGGATGGTTGATGTGGTCGCAATGACCTTTCTTTTATTGTACATTGTTTTGAATTTAATTTGTCCGCGAAGTGGGACTTGAACCCACATGTAACCAGTTACTCTTTCTACAAGGTATAAGCTTGAGGAGATACTCGCGGCTAGACCTCGTGTTCTTCGTTCCAGGAGTCCTCCCAGAACCTATAATCTGTTTTATTGTATTGCCAAACCACTTGTTTCCAATCACTTAGAGAATCTCTCAGCGAAACCTCCGCTGTAGTCTTTTGCTTCTTCGATTGCTCCATTAGTATTTAAGTCTTTGATCATTTGCTCCAATCGCTGTCTTTCAACGATTAGCTCCTTGCAGTCAGTTGCTGTCTGCTTAATAGACTGAAGCTCAGCCTTTCTAGCGCTACCATTGATGTCTGGATCAACGGGCTTTCTAACCTCGTCAATCATGTTGTCGATAGCAGCCTCCATTGATTTCATCAGCCGCTGTGCGGCATCAATCGTTGTGAACTTCTTCTTCGACATACATGAGGTCTTCAATGCGGGTTCTGTAGTACTCTTTCCCGTCAATGGTTATACGATAATCTCTGTTCTCCTTGAAGCCTACGACATCTCCAACTTTGGCGCCTATATCAGAAAGCTCATCTGAATGGAAAGCAACCCTTGCCTTTGTAGGCAGGTGCTCTTTGAGACTCACGATTTCTATTGTGTCGGAAGTAAGAGCATCTTCGTCTTCTACGGGTTCTAGGAGTGCCCACCCAAACATAGGTCGGATCTTGTTGTCTTTCTTACTCTTGTAGGCTATGGCCTGGTTGCTGACAGCAAACTGATCGTTGTAGTTGACGATGTAATGATTCTCAAACCCAGTAAGGGGCTGACCTCCCTGCATAACAACAAGATGGTGAAAGTACATAGTGTCACCCTCTTCAACTCCAGTCTCGCAGTTAAAGGGGCATGCAACGACAGGACCTTCTGTAACTCTGTACTCAAACTCAGAGTTCTCAAACTTGGTCTCTACAAACAACTCAAGACCACTTTCGGTCTTAATTGTATCGTTGATCGGCTTTTCAAGCTCCACAACGAAGAAGTTGAATGTTTTCATTTCTTGTACGGGAAGGCCTTATTCAGTGCTTCTTGACGCTTCTTACATCCGCAGTCTTTGCCCACAGCCTTTGAAGCGGCCTCTACAACGGCCTTGATTCCCGTAGCCTTGGTGATCTTCTCGATAGAGTCACCTAAACCTTTGCTCTTGCTCATGATTAAAAATTTAAGTCGTATTCAATTATACAGGGCATCTCATTGACTGATTTCCAGAGGATCTGCCCATCTTCTCTTTGCAAATATACGAGATATCTGCTTTTATTATACCTGACCATGTGCTCCTCGTCGAAGAGTATAGCACTGACCTCTCCGCTGCCAGCTCTCATGCCAACATAGTAAGCCATCGCATCCTTAGGATCTCGACCGATGACTATCTTTCTAATAACCCCCTCCACCTGAAGTTCTGTTTTGTTGGCTTCTAGCAGGCCTAGACTCTGGTCTAGAAGCTGGTGCTACCTGCTGAGGAGCTGGTGACGTTTCGGGTGGCTGGACCTTTTGCCCCACAGTGCTCTTACTGCCTGACCCACTCCTAGATGGTGAGGGTTTTCTTTTGCCTGTCCTGTTAGAGAAGGTAGACTTCTTCTTGGCAGAGGTAGCTGTGGCTTTTGCGCCTGGGATATCTTGCTCGAACTTAGGAAAGCTCTTTACAGGTCCTTCGCTTTTGTCTTTCCATTTTGCGCAGATGTACGCTCCGCGTACCTGCGCACCGCGCCAAACGCCGCACTTGCTACCTACCAGGTATGCGCAGTTGGCGCAGTTCTTAGCCTGCTCCTTTGACTTCCTGTAAGCAGTAGGTAGCTTGGGATCCATCATGATCCCGTCTTTGTAAACTCCTGATGCCATTTAATTAAGTGATATTTCGAGTCCGTCCAAGAGGTCATCGAGGGTGGGGCCTGGTTTACAGGTCTCCCTTATAAATTCCATAATGGCCTCTAGTTCTTCTTCGTTGTTAATGTCATACTTATACATAGCTGTCAAACTAAGATCTCCATCTTCGTTTATGGATGACAGCCCAGCTACAAACATACAAACAAAATCATCTCTCATGTCGTAGTCGTCGATAAGGTCGTCCATTTTTTGGGCTAGATCTCTCATCTCGAACAGGAATTCAGTTCTATCTTTACTCATAATAGTTAAATTTTATGCGAAAACGAAAAGCTTCAAGGAAAAAGATGTTCCGTGATTTCTTGTACCAAGATACAAAAGATATCAAGAGAAACTATTTGAAGAGGCTGAAGCAAAGCAGGAGGGAGTTTTCTAATGACGACATATCTTTCGCGGAGCTAGAGTTTCTTATGTGGGCTTACGACCTGCAGTTCTTTACAATAAAGTGGGCAGCCGATCAGCTGGATCTAAACAGCAACAACTTTGCCAACAGGTACATATACCCTCTTTTGTCAAAGGGGTACATATACAAGCACTTTGATAGGCTCACTCCTTCTGACACATACGAGGACCATTTGTTCAGAGAAGAGACAAAGTACAACTACAGAGTGAGGTATGCTATAACGCAAAAAGCCCGAATCAATGTTCAGGCTTTTTACAGAAAGATGGAGGGGTGACCTTACTTTGTCCCCGTAATTCTTCGGTACTCCTGCACCAAGGCTTTGGCCTTTGGAGTTCCTTTGGCTTGCTTTATAGCAGCCTCAAGAGCTTTTCTCTTCTTAGTCATAGCGTTCCTAACCTTGGTTCGCTGCGACAGGGAGCTTGGGGCTACTCCGCCCTCAGAGTACTTAGGCAATCGGCCACCTTTCTTAGCTAGAACCTTTGGGCCTTCTGAGGCGTTGGCCATGTTCTTGGCTGCAAGACCCTTTCTAGCCATACCTCCTGCTACGCCAGGAAGGAATCCAGCCATAGTCTGATTTCTTACGGCCTTCTTATAGTCCTTACCTGTAAGTCCAGCTTCGGATGCCTGTTGCTTCGCGGCCTTTCTTGAAGCGAGCATGCCTACGACTCCACCCATCTGGGAAGCACCCTCAAGCACACCCTTCCCTACGGGCTTGGAGAAAAAGCCTCCGCTCTTAAAGACACCTCTGCCCTTAAGGATATCAGCTCTTGTGATCTTACCATCTTTGTTGAGATCGGGGAATTTTCCGCCCTTCTTGTATTTTTTCTTAGTCTTCATAATTGTTTGTTATTATGGTATTTCTGGTATTTCTTGTTCCTCATACCACCCTTCTCTTTCGTCAGAAACAATAGCTCTCATCTGAGAGTGAGTATATGTAGTGTAGGAGTCAAAAAAACTTGGTGTAGACCCTCCATCCCAAGACATGATAACTCTGTCGTCACCAGAGACAGACCTCCTGAGGGAGTCTTTGACCTTTATGGACGATGCAGCCAACATGTCGTCGGTGACGTCTGCGTAGTTGACGATGCAGTAAGTTCTGTTCGGATTCATTATGTTGGTACGCTTGTGGAGAATGTAGCCCCAGTAATTGCAAAGTCATTGCTGTTGGCGCTGCCGTCGGCCCCGTTGTCTTCGAGCCTCCAGTACCCAACAAGCCTACTTCCGTGTACTGCCAATTCGTCTCTAGGCACTCCGCTATTGTATATTTCTGCCACCTGACTGCCATTCAAGGCCGTATTGTAAAAACTAATCTCATCCAATGAGAGTTCTTCGTAAGCCCCTATACCTCCGTTAAAGTTCTGCGTCGGTATCTTAAAGTTCTTGAATTCTCTCGAAGAAAAATCATCAGCTGCGGAGGCATCCGAGGCCGTCCTGTCTACCCCGTTGATATATATCTTCCCAGTTCTAGTACCCCCAGAGACTTCACTTGTATATGCTACATGAAACCAAGTGTCGTCAGCAAGTATTGAGCTTAGATTGGTACTAAAGGTGTTGAAATAGTAGCCACCTTCGTTTCCATCAAAGTACGCAAAGCTCATGGCTCCCTGAAAACTTGTCGTGCTATGTGAAGGAGGGTAAATGATGCCAAGGTTTACTATTCTGGTCGGGCCGAAGGCAAACTCCTCCAAAAGAGCTGACCTGCCGTTGGCCCCGCTGGAGTCCATGATGTCGGCAGCCTTCATCCAGTATGACATAGTAAACGAATCAGCACCCAAGAGAGACTGGAATGTGGTGTTTGGATTCGAACCAAACTCCATGGTGTCGTTGACCCCGTCAAAAGACAAGGACTTGGTGTTAGAGAAAGAAACTCTAGCCCCAGAGGCCTCTGCTGATGCGTTGGCCGAAGCGTCAGTTTTCGACAAAGATTGACCGAGCCCCAGCATTATCCGCTACAGCTTTCGCACTCCTCGGGGTTATCGAGGTTGCAGGTTATCTCTCCAGACTTCACCTTGTCTTCTTGCTTCTTAAGCTTCTCTTGATCCAAAAAGCTGATGTCGTCAAATTCGTCTTCCATAGTTATAGTCCTTTACCAAATATTACTTCGTAGTACGTCTTTCCTTCATCATCACGACAAGCCTTGAGGCACCGACCACGATTAACGCCATCATAAACGTAAGACACGTGAACCCAATCAGGATTGTCCTCAGTACCAAACTCCCAAATAAGCTGATCAAACGTAAGGTTATTGAGTATATACTGGAAGATTTCAGAGTTCGAACACCTTCCGAATACATCCGCGTCAAGATCGAGTGCTCTTCCCTCCACGTGCTGACTACGAACTGAGCCGCCGATCGCAACATTGAGATCAGCCGAACGATACCCGCTCGACACGAATATAGGACACTTGAAAGCGTCCCTAAGAGGTTGAAATACGTGTTCTGCAACCGCCTTGAGATTTCCTTGTACCCAATCATCTGGAGTGTTATCTATGTTAAGACGCTTAGCCGTGATGCTTTTGGTCACCTCGGCGAGTGACAGATTTTTTGATAGCTTCATTCTTAAGCCTTCTTTTTTCATTTTCTACAACAGGGTCCTTCCGCTTGCGCTTGGGATTGAAGTAGAACTTGTTCACTTAGCGACGGAGCTTTCTCTTGGGCTTAATGCCCTTACCGACGTTTCCGCCCTTGCCCTTGGTTCTAACCTTCAGACCGCCTGGGTTGCCAGTTTTAGTCATTTCAAAATCACCAACAAAGGTGTTTTTTCTCTTGACTTTCCTGCTTCCAAGACCAGGGTTAGGTACTTCTGCACCTTTCTGCATTTCCTTGCCGATGCGGTCATCCATTGCTAACCTGCTGATTCGATCTTTGTTTTTGTTAGACATTGGGGCGCCAGGCACATTGTAGAGCTTGGACATCTTTCTAGGGGAGGGTGAGGGCTTTTTAGCAGTCTTCTTTTTGCTGTAAGCCATCTTCTTAGGATCGCCCGTCTTCCCTCCTTTCTTGTACTTTGTTACTTTCATAGTTAGTCTATAGATGCTGCGAAAATCTCCACAGCGATGTTTGTGCTGGCTTTCGCCTTTATGGTTTCAATGTTTGCAAATCCTACCGCGTCACCAAGCTCATCTGAAGCACTGCTCTGAGCATACCTCTTTACATCCATCTCGTTGTTGAAGAGAACGTAAGACTCTTTCGGGCCGATCTGAACAAGGTATTCATCGACAGCCGTGGCGCTAGTAAACCTAAGGTCTACCGTTCCAGAGTCTGCCGTGTTGGTGATACGCAAGTACTTGAGCTTGTCTATATGCAAAGACCCTGCGTCTGGCCTGTCGGCCTGGAAGTTCAGGATGTCTTCCTCTGTAGTAGTAACTCTAAGTAGGCGGTTTACGGTTTGCTCAATGCTTTCAATGGTCTTAGAGACCTCATTGCCCCTCTCCTTGCCGTTCAAGACGACCTCTTCTTTCATTGTTACCGTTAGTGTAGCCATAGCGCAAATATAGTGACTTCTTCTTAATCAAAAAGTATCTTGTTTAGGTACCCCCTAGTCTCCTCAGGAAGGTATCCCATCCAAGCTCTGGGGTCACCATAGATATCAACGCCTTCCTCTTTTGCTTTATTAAGAGCCTTCAACACATTGCCCTCCCCGTAGTTGTACGAAGCATATATACGTGCCAACTTGTTGACCTCTGGAATAGGTTGTGGGGGGTTATCTATAAACTGCAGCTTCATAAGTGCGTTTATCTTCGCATCACGCATCTGCCTGCTAGCTTTGCTGTCGTAAGGATCCAACCCCCTAGGGATAAGGCCTCTATCTTCAAGGTCCCTTTGGGTATCAGGCATGATCTGCCACCTACCCATAGCCCCAGCCTCCGAGACAGCTCTGTCAGGATCCCTTTCCCCTCCACTCTCCGCTTGCATCTGCCTCTGTATACGCTCAGCAGAGTCCCTCATATAGTTTGTAGTGTCCGATGGAGCCTCCTCGGCCATCCTGGCCAAGCGAGCATCAAGCCTGGCATAACCCGTACTCTCTTTCTTGGGGTCACCATCCTTCTTCTTGAGCCTCATGCCTTCTTGAGCTTTTTTCTTCACTTTGAACTTTCCGCCCATAGCCATCCCTTGAGGCGGTTGCTGATCAGAATCCATAGCGCCATACGCGGCGGTCGCGCCAGTTGTTGCGGCAGAGAATTTGAATAGTTGAGACAGTCGTTCTTTTTTCTCTTTGCTA